TCTCTTTCAACGGCTATGCCCGTGATGGTGGTATTCGCTATTCTCTCTCTGAGATGAGCCGTAGAGATGGTATGGCTGTGCTCGATGCCATTGATGAGATTGAGCAGCACATATTGGGTAACGAGTAAGAGAGGAGGCACGACTATGAAGAAAACTATCACTACAGAGGAAGTACTGGGTATCTTTCAGGTACTGAACACCGCAAAGTACGCTAAGTTAGAGGACGCTGACAAGATTAAGCTATTCAAGATTGTCCGCAAGTTGAAACCTATCGCAGAGGCTTTCGAGGACGAGAGCAAGGACGCTGCCGAGAAACTCAAGTTTGAGGATTTCGATACCCTGCTTGAAAAAGCTAAGGAGTATGAGCGTCTGATACGTGATAACAAGGAGGCGAAAGATCTGCCAATGGGTGCTGCCGAGTACGATGCTTTCATCAAGAAGTTCAAGGACTACAACAAACTTGTGGGCGAGGCTGTTAAGAAGTCAGCCAAGAAGAAGAACAACCTTGACTTTGAGCCTATCACTGAGGACGCTTTCAATAAGCTGATGAGCAGCAACGACTGGACTTTCGGTCAGGCGGTTGCACTCGAGTTAATAATTAAGAACTAAAAAAGAAAGGAGGTGTGTATTATGAAGAACGTAGGTCGTTTGTTTCTCCTATGCCTTTGGGGGCTTGGGTGTGTAGCTGGCACGTGTTACGCCATCTACTACAAAGTGGACTACCCTATCATCGTGGGTATGGTTATCGCTACATTGTTTGGAATCCCTACCGCTAAACGGATTTGGGATAAATTCAAAGAGTAAGAGAGGAGGTGTTTGCCAAGATGTTTACATATATCAAGGAGATAATAGTAGGTGTGCTGCTGGCAGTGCTGGCGTTCCTGAAACCAGTAGAGGCAGAGTTATGGACTTTGTTCCTGATATTCTTCCTTAACTTCTGTTTCGGCTACCTATCGGGTATGATTGCCAATAACGAGGAATGGGATTACCGCAAGGCTCTACGCTGTGTCGGGGAGGCAGCGATCTTCTTCGTTCTCGTTGTGGCTATCTATATCTACGGAGTGTTGAAACAGCAGGAGCAGGGAGCGTTGCAGTGCATAAGTTTCATTACCTACGTTGTGACGTACTTCTACGGGCTGAATATTCTGAGGAATCTAAAAAAGATATTCAAAGAGGGTACAACACCGTGGTACGTGGTCGCTTTCCTCTATTACATACTGAGGTTTAAGTTCATCGAGCGAATACCATTCCTGAGCGAGTTCCTGAATATAAACAGAAAGGAGGTGGCAAGTGGAATTAACGCTCAGTAGGATTGCTCGCAGAGATACCTACACCATCGGCAGGCTGTTTGTCGATGGTGTCAGGTTCTGCGACACTCTTGAAGATACGGACAGAGGGCTTGACCAGTCGATGTCGCTGCCAGTTCTACGTGCGAAGAAACGCAGGGGCATAACAGCGATACCCACTGGCAGGTATAAGGTAACGCTGGGAGTGAAATCGCCTAAGTTCTCACAGAAGAAAGCGTATGACTTCTGCGGTGGTTATCTGCCCCGATTGATTAACGTGCCTGCCTATGATGGTGTGCTGATACATATTGGCAACTACCCAAAGGACACTGAGGGTTGCATCTTGGTAGGTAGGAACACTAAGGTTGGTGCAGTACTGGAGAGTACCACCACTTTCAAGGCTCTATACGAAAAACTGAAATCAGCGAAAGACGCTATTTATATTACTATTAAATGAGTAACAAAGGAAAGGCTTACAAGGGCTGTCTGTGGAGTGTCATAATGTTAGTGGTGCTGATGGCTATTATACTGCTGAGTTCTTGCAGTCCAAAGGTCATTTATGTGCCTGAGTACCATACCGAGTACATAACCAAGACGGACAGCGTTGTAAAGATTGACAGCGTACACGTCAAGGACAGCGTGATAATCAAGCAGGCTGGCGACACCATCGAGATTGACCGATGGCATACGGAGTATAAAGACCGATGGCGTGAGCGTGTTGTGGTTGATAGCTTTATCAAGGTAGACAGCGTGTCTGTACCTTATCCCGTAGAGAAGAAACTGAGCAAGTGGCAGCAGGCCAAGGTCGACTGGGGCGGCTGGGCTATGCTCTTTGTTGTGGTATTAATCTTTCTTTTCCTATTCTTCGCTCTGAGACGGAGAGGAGTTAGGGGTGTTTAGTTTTATATTCATAGTTAGTTTTAAGTTTAAAGGTTGATAGGGAGTACAGCGGTACTCCTTTTTCGTTTACCATATTTAGGTTTTCCGCATTTAGATTTTCTGAATATGGGAAATCGCAACCAATATAATAATATACTTAATAAAATATTTATCTAATAATAGATATTTTTTATCAAAAACATCTATATATTGCGCACTACTGGTTTTCTTCTTTAAGATTATCCAGTATCTGACGTATGGCAACATCAGCGTGCTGGCGCATAATCTTGACGTAGTTGAAGATAGGTCTATTCTCTTTCATCGACTGCCCTATACAATACTCAAGTGTTTCGAGTGGTATGCCGAGTTCAAAGCCGTGCTGTACGAAAGACTTACGGGCTGAGTAGAATGATATACGCTGGTGTATGCCTAACTTCTCAGCAGCACGTTTCAAGGCTCTGTTGGTAAGCCCGAGAAAGGTGTTGTACTTGCTATCTGCCACCTCTACCAAGTGCCCCGTCTTGGGATTCATATATTTGTCTATGATAGGGAACGCCTCAGGCTGTATCGTGAACTCTATCGTCTTGTTACCACGTTTCTTGTTGGCGGTCTTACGTCTTTGGTAGTGCAGTATCGGGTTTTCCTTATACCCTCGGAAGTCATAATAGATAAGATCTGCCATATTCATACCACCAAGGTAGTAACTGAGCAGAAAGAAGTCCACAGCCCTACGTGTCTTTTTGGGCTTGAAAGGGTTATTGATAAGCAGCCGTAAATTTTCTACGGAGATGTCTAACTCCTTTGGTTCCCCGTTCTGCTGACGCCAGTATGAGAAAGGGTGTATGTCGTATTGCACCAGTCTTAGCTTGATGGCACGATTTACCAGTGTGCGTATATTCATCAGGCAGATACTCTCGTAGGCAGGTGATGCACCCTTAGAGCGTAGCAGATGGGAATACCCGTCAATGGTAATGGTAGTGATGTTCTGCAAGGCTATATCGCCACGTGTGTAGCTGAGGAACTTCCTGACGTGGTATTCTATCAGATGGGCATACGTGTTGCGTTTCTCCTCCCGTAGCTGCTTTATGTATTCGTTGGCTACGGATAGCAGGGTGGTGTTCTGTGCCGTTGGTCGCATATCCTTGAGCATATCACGTAACTGCTGACAAGATAACTCTCCGAGGTTGGGCACTTGGTCGATCCTCTGGTCGTAGTCATTCAGCAGGGCACGCAACTTGACGTTGATGTAGTTTGCATCAGGCTGATTTACCACAACCCCATTAACAAAGTTATTGAGGCTGTTGACCTTGTAGCGGGTAACGATGTAGTGCGTTTCCGACTTGTGCCCTATCGAGATTCGTATCTTGAAAGAGCCATCTTTTGCTTTCGTATGTCTTAGGACAGCGAGTTTGATTGTAGCCATAGCGAATACTTTTTGTAAGCCCAGAGCGTCATAACTGGTCGTAGGGCGTTGTTTATCGCACCGAGGGTATAATTACCCATACCAGTGTTTATCGCTGCTGAGAACGAGAAACAAAGCCAAATAACGTTATTTTGCTCGGGATATTCCATAAATACTATACTTAACTTTGTAACTCGCCTTACCTCAGAGCATTATAAACGCCCCGAATAAGCAAAATACTCGTTTTTAAGCGTCCTAACGCGATTTTAACCTCCGAGGTAATAACTTACCCACCAGCGATGCAAACGCCCGTTAGAACGAAAATAAATCAAAAATAACTATATTTGCTCACGTCTGAACAGCCCTACTACTTTATATATAAATAGTATAGTATCTTTGCGCACTTCCTTGTCAGGAAAGAGCCTATCTCCGTGGCGGTTGGTTTCCTCGTTGAGCGAAGTGAGCCGGAGGTAGTCGGCATCGTGCTTGCTGGGATAGATACATTTCAGCACTCGGTCATCACGGGTGATGATGATGTATGGTCTGCCGTAGTCTATGCTCTCAGCGTCAATGATCTGCCGCACGAAGATAACATCGCCAGCCTTGTACTCAGGCAGCATACTCTCGCCATAGACATAGACGCCTACGCAGCCGTTCAAGCCCTCCATAGTAACGTACTCGTTG